TCCGAGTAGGAGTTTCAGATTGCACCTTCCATACAGCTGGCACTTGAGCTTTGTGATGCCAAGTCCCATCTTTCAATTGTCCCCATCGCATTTTGCAATAGTCACACCATTGGTGTTGATTATGATTCCGAGTCAGACTCAACGTCGTCCCAATCTTCTGGTGAAGAAAATCTGCATCGACCCAAGATAGCGGCGTATCCAATGAGATCGAGATACGAATCTTCGCGCTCTGGACTTTCCACCATTCTTGAGAGTTTTGTCGCGATAAAAACAAGCGCCACGTCAGATGGGTCTCTGAGCTGAATACCGAGCAGCTTCGCGATTTTGTAAATGCGTAATAAATTGTGTCTCGGATCGCCATATTCAAGCCCCCTGTCGTCGAGGGTGTCACCAGCGTCCGAGAGCCAGTCACTTAACGATCTCTCTGACATTAACCGTAGCCCTTCCGCGCTTATATCCTTCATTAAAGGCTTTCGCTTTCGCTGATTCGATAAGGCCAGCGATCCATAATCCCGCAACAAATAGTGCCAAGACGATTGTGACGATTTGTTCGGGTGTAAAGTTATTGGACATCTGCACTCACCCCGAATCTGTCGAGCCAATAAGCTGAGATTTCTTCTCTACTTAATCGCCCTCGTACTGATTTTCTACCTAATGACTCAATGGCATATCGGCGAATAATCTGGCCTTTAACGTAATTTTTACCGTCAGACCAAGCGCCTGAAGTGGCATCAAATCGAATTACTAATGGATTATTTATCACTTACGCTCCCGTTCTGTAATCCTTAAATGGATTTACGGGATAAATGTATTTAATTAAATGGATTTATACAAGGAGAAGCTCGGAGTGTCGCAAATCAAGGAATCCACAGAGTTTCTCCACTAAGCCTTTATTGGCGTAGTCGGTCTTATCTGGCAGGGCCTTCAATTGCCACTCAGGCTCGTTTATAGCCCCTAAATCGAACTGATAGACCCCTTGTGGCGTGGAATTGATATACAGCGTTCTAGCGCCCGTTCTAGCCCTTATTTTGGCCAAATAATCCCACTTCTTCTTCTCAATCAATAGAGTCGGGTAGTGGGTGCGGCGGCACTTCATTTCGATATAAGCGTCGTTGGTAATGCCGTCGTGCCGGTCGGTCGGTGAAACTGGCGTTAAGTCCGGATAAACCGACTTAAGCGCCTCAAAGAGTTCCACCTCGCGAAGGTAAATTAGTCGTCCTCTTCCCAATCATCGAGCGGCTTCTTTATTGGGTCGCTCGGATCAACAATCCAATCAGGATAAGAGCTTCTATCCATAGCGAAAGCGAGAGCTGTACCTTCGTCCATTCCGGCTTTACGGCAAGCGTCATAAACTTCTTTGGCAGCGATAGCCCAAAAATCCAGCTTTGTAAGGATTGGCTCCTTCGTCGTTTTGCGACGTTTAGCCACCTTCTTGACCGGTTTATTAACGCGTTTTCTTGTTGCCACTTCTAGCCACCTTTGCCGAGAGGGCTAATTCTAACTGAGACTCCATCTTGTCTAGGCGCGACACTATCGGAATGTTTTCCAATTTTATGATGTAGCGAAGTCCAGCTATGAGGAGGGCAATTGATCCGAGAACCGAAGCTACGAATCCAGCGATGGAATTGACGTCCATTAATTGACCTTGCCGTAACGCTCGTAATTGGGGTTGAGCCAATTAATCACGGAAGGCAACACACTCACAAGTGCTGCATTGAGAATGTAATCGGGTTGAAGTCCTACTGAGAGGTATGTCGATAGAGCCGTCGCGACGAATGTTTTCGCCCACGTTCCCGCCATCAGTTTCAATTCTTGCATTTTTGTCTCCTTCGAGGTCGAACCATTCGCCGTTGTTATCTCCCAAAGTTGTAAAGCTGACGTGAAAATGATGCCGATGAGGATTGACGCCTTTGTATTTGCGCCACTTCCAATTCAAAATCGGTGAAGCGATACGGCCGTCGAATATCAGGTACTTAATGCGCTTGTCCCCTCGTTTGGCACACTTACGAATTTTTTCCACCAGAGAATGAGCTTCTTCCTTGTGCGCTCCAAGATCAGCATCAATATCTATTGCTCTGACAATTCCTCCGGCTTTAGCGTCTGGAATATGGTCAGAATTGCCTTTGGCAACGTGACGAGCATCAGCCACCCAACCATCGCTGCGACGGTCGCGATCGCCATAATCGTCATCTATCTGCTCCCGAAGTTGTTGTCCGGCTTTGCAAAGTTTAGGCATTATGAAAGGAGTAGTTTGGCTTCTTCTTCGGTAATGCCAAGTTTTTCCAATAATGCAACTTTAGCCGCTGCAAGTTGTTCTTTTGCTTTTTGTTCAGCAATTACCGTCGCTTTATCAATTTCCATCTGTTCGATTTCTTGTTTAGTGGCATTACGTTCGGTTATTTCGCCCGTCGTTGCATTATGAATGATTATTTTAGGCATTATTTGATTCCCCATACTGTGTAAGTTCCACCAGACCAAGTTTCACCGTTTGCGTGAAGATCAATAGATGTAATTGCTGAAGTCGATCTATATTGTTGGCAAGTAAAAACAGTTAGACTTGTTCCATTTGATTGATTAGCTCCCGTGATTGTGTTAGCAACTTTCCAACCTGTCGTGCTTTTGTAATTGTATATGTCGCAAACAATAAAAAAATCATTTGCTACGGTCGTTTGTAAAAATCTTGTTGAACGAAACGCTCCCGTATTTGCCGTTGTTGTCGTGACCGTTCCATTGTAATTTTCAATATCGATGCCTTGATAATTACTAAACGCACCATTTGCCCGAATGTTGATTGGTGCATCAGCGGTGCTCGTTGTTGGCGAATCAATAGTCACCCTCAATGTTTCATAAGTTGATGGAATGCTTGAAATAGTGACAGTAGTTCCCGACAAAGTTCCGGTGGCAATCGAAGTCATACCGCCACCCGAAACCGCAGCCCATTTCAATCCGGTGGAAGTAGTTGAGTCGGCCGTCAAAACTGTATTATTGCTTCCAACCGCTAAACGTGCATAAGCATCCGCACCCGTACCGGCAATTAAATCACCTTTAGCATCAATGGCGGTTGCCATATCATTTGTTAAAGTCACCGCTCCCGTAGTTCCGCCGCCCGTTAAACCTGTTCCAGCCGTAACGGCAGTTATATCGCCTTGATCGTTAGCAATCCAAGTAAAGGCCATATCGGTATTTGACGTTTTACTAAGAATCTGACCCGTTGTGCCACCTTTGAGTTGCGCCATCGAAGTATCGATTGATGAGCCAAGTGTTCTAATGGCGGATGCGCCATCTTTGACGAGCGCGGTATCGTCCGGCGTCGTCCATCCAAAATTCGTTGTAGTTGCCATTATTCTCCTTTAGGCGACGATTGTAGCGTTAAGCCACGTCAAATCGGGGTTTAGTGTGTTCCATTTTTCGACAGCGGGGACTGAATTCCATCGGAAAGCTTGAAGCGAATAAGCCACCGGTGAGACCACCATACTCAAAGTGAGACTGTTCATTGAGGCTGTCCAAGTCCAACCTTCGACGAATCCTTGAAATTCTCCACCGGTCATATTGGCAGGAAGGTTCGAGATGTTGACTGGCATACCCATAAAGACGTTTATCAAGGCGTCTCTATCAGCATTATCGATTTCGGGATTACCCAATGGATAAGTGATCCGTTGAAGAGCAAATTGTGGGTAAGCCCGAATTCCAAGATAGTAATTGGCTTGAGCCGTGGCGTCGGCTTGATTTTTTAGGCTTGTGACAATCGTAGAAGCCAGTTGTCCATAAAGCGAAATTGATGCGGCGCTGGAAGCTGAAACCGACGAATTGCCGGATGAGGTGTAAGCGATGGTTATCGCGTTGCGAACGTCTCCCGCCTTCTTCTTAATTTCAAGGTTCGGCCCAATACCGTGATTGGCGTCCAAGTCCACATATCCATTGGCGGACAGATATTGAGATCGATGAGTTGAGTCGGCGTATCCAATGCGACCTTGAGCGTCCTCATAAAGGTAGCCGAGACCCGAAGTGGCTAACTTGGAAGCGATATTGTAAACCGTATCGTTCAAGCCAGATTGCGAATCAAGATCATAATCGCCCGGAACGTCAATTTCTCCATAACCGCTATTTTGAGCGTTTTGCCATTGAACGGTCGAATCATAGTTATTCCAGCTGAGGCTCGATGAAACTTCATTCCAGGAGTCAAAGAGGACTGTGGATAATACGTGTGAGATTTGTGTGCCGTCTCCAGCACTTGCCAAGTTCCCGACATAGACCGCTCGCGCCAATCTTGCCAAAGCCCCGACCGCAACGATATTTATTCGCTGAGTGATGACTGACGCACTTGAAGTTGAAACGACAATGGATAAATCGGTAATGAAGCCACCAAAGAGATAAACAAAGTTTCCAGACGTGTCTTTGACTTCAACGCTTACCGCGCTATTGATCTCGTAACTGACTTGCGATTGGGCCGTCTCAATAAGACTTAAATTGCAATATCCCGCTACCGGTTGACTATAAATATCGGTGCGACCTGATGTGATTGTTAAGCCGCTGAGGGTGACACCCGTGACAGTTGTGCCATTGACCTTAATTCGATAGACGGGAGTAAAGGCTGTCATACCATTTGAAGCTGGCCGCCACCGCCGCCAGAGCGCGCTTGAGAATTATTGAGAGCGGTAATGACGGCCCTTGTGAATCCTTCTTCATCAATTGCCGATGGTGCATTGACATTGATTGTTAGGCCGACGCTTTCACCAGCTCTGACCGCAGATGGATTAAATGTTGATCCAGCGATTGAGGTGAATGGGACGCCCGCGCCGCCTGTTGGGATCGTTGGCATTACACCTGTAACGATGGGGACATTTGGAGTGGTTCCGCCGCCGGAGGTAATGCCGCCACCGGTGGTTGTAACCGTCGTTCCGGTTGAAGGTGTTGTAATGACCGTTCCGGTACTCATCGAATAATTTCCGACTGCGCCGGTTGAGCTTCCAGTCACCCAACTTGGCTTGGATATTAATCCAACGTTGGGCAAAATTGGGATTGAATTGTAAGCGCGAATGAAAGCGTTAATGCCGTCAATTGCATTATCGACGACGCTGCGAATAGCACTAAAGACTTTGGATATTACTGTAACAATTCCTGCAATTGCTGTTCCAGCGTTTTTAATTGCAGTTACCAATACAGTTTCGAAGATTGGCACTAGATAGTCTTTGATAAATTTCCACAAATCTTCAAGGGTTTCCCTGTTATCCTCGAAGGCTTTTTTAATTGGATCAATCGCTTTATTTTTGGCGTCAATCAATTTTGGAATTAGGTTATTTGTAAAGTAATCCAATAAGTTTTTCAGAGCTGGAAGCAAAGCCGCGCCAACCGATTCTTTGGCTTCATCGAAGCCCACTTTGAGACGCTGAATTTGACCTTCAAAGGTATTGGCTTTTTCAAGCGCATCACCAGCATATAAGTCGGTTAATTTCTGCGTTGCATCCTCAAGGCCAAGAGTCTTGACTTCACCTTTGTCTAAACCGATTCCGAGACGCTCAAGGGCTGAGGTGTTGCCTTCATAAGCCTTAGCCAAAGCGTTTGAAACTGTTTCAACGTCCTTGCCCGTTCCCGCGCTAATATCTAGTGCGAGATTCAATAATTTCTGAGATTGGTCTAATGATCCGGTGGCAGTTGCAAGTCTTTGGAGTGCTGGACGAAGTTTGTCATCCGCAACACCAGTAGCCAGCGAAGTCTTAAGTATTTGCTCTTCGACGGCTTTGATTTGTGCCTCAGTTGCACCGGTGACTGATTCGAGAGCTGAGGCCAAGCGCTGTTGGGCGGCTTCATCTTCGATTGCAGCTTTGACGCCATCGATGGCTAATTTGCCGGCATAGGCAACAGCGGCAGCCGCAGCGGCGGCGAAAGCGGCGGCGGCGACCTTTCCGAACTTCTCTAACTTACCTCCAAAACCCTCGACTTCGGTTTCAGCCGTTCCAAGTTTCTTCTTGAGATCATCGACGTCCGCAAGAATCGATAATTTAAGGGTTCTACTTCCAGCCATTAGTCATCCCACTTTCCAACAATTTTTGAAAACGCATCTTCCCATTTTGCAATTAATTCAGGCTGAATTTTGCGAAGGGCTGGATAGATGAAATAGCCTGAATTGCCTCGCCCTCTGCGCGGTGTGCGGCGTGGGAACTGAGCGTAGCGATTAGAGCCGAATTCATAACCTGCCCAGATGTCGCGAGTCGATCCACCACCAGATAAACGTTGAGATGCGAATCCATAAGATAACTCTCCAATTTTCGATGACTTGGAGATTCGAACGCCTTCGACGATTCGGTTGACTGCGGCTTGACCGAAAGTGCGGGTGATTGAATAGGCTTTGATTTCATTTGCTGCGTATTCAGCCAGAGCGCTACTCTCTCGTTTAGCCGCTTCAATACTGGCGTCATCCATCGCTTTGAAAGCGCTGATAATCGAGCGAAGTTCGCGCTTGTCGTAGGTGATGGGTAATTCATCGGCCACGTCCGTTTCGCTCCTTTAATATCTCAATCGCCGTTAAAACTTGTTCGATGTCCGTCCATTCGCTCATTGGGATTCCGGTCGCAATTGCGACTTCAACGAGAAGGCGATTTACGCTTCCGGACTCGTAGCTTTTGGGCTTTCATCTCCAATCAGCATTTCATCAATGGACAATTCCCAGACTTCTTGGGATTTTGTAGGCTTTCCAGCAGCTTCGCGTTTGTAAGCGAAGTAAGCCAGATCAAGGAAGTCCGCTTGTTGGTAAGCCGATATGTCCTTCATCGAATATATCGATTTGCCCGTCTTGCGTTCCCACTTAGCCCACTCGGGTAAGCCGGCTACATAAGTAACCGACTCGCCCGTGATGTATTTAATTGTGATTGTTAACTTCATCTCCCGATGCTCCGATCTCTTAGCTGAAAGTCTCTGTTACGTCGCCCTTCGATACTTTGAAGGTGAACGATACTGTTTGTGCATCGATTCCAGAACCTCCGGCGGTTGGAAACGCTGGAAGGATTGGGAATACGAATTGAGCGCCAGTTGCAGCGGTAAGAGTTACGCTGATTGTTGTATCTGGTGCGGATTCGGCAGCTGCCCAAAGTGCTTCGCATACTGAGTTGGTCTTACCCCAGTCAGCGAGCATATCGAGCTGAAATGTGCCTTCGTAATTAACTGTTTTGTAAGCCTCGCCATCGAGAGTCTGATAAGTCTCGCGAACGTGAGTCTTAGTGAGAACTGCATTTGTCGCTTGGGCTTCGATGTCCGTTCCACCTGTGAAAGACAGCGAAATATCGCGACCGGTGATTACTGTGGTTGCCACTATTTCTCCTTAGTTGGTTTGAGTGTAATAGGTGGAAACGCGAATATCGGCGACCAATAAATTGACCGCGCCCACTTGCGTAACCGTTGGACGTTCTACCGGCCCGACTGTGTAGCCGTCTGGTATTACCGCCAAAACTTGAAAGATAAGCTGCTCAAGATTGTCAAGAGAAGCCGGATTTGAAAGATATGCGACGCCACAGGTAATTGTCATATTGATTTTGGCGTGAATTGTTGAGTCGTTGATTGTGTTTAATTCCAAGTAGGGTGAATCGGGGACAAGAATAACCGCCGGCACTTGCACAGCTTCGGGAACATAACCGTAGACGTTAGCCGAAACGGATGCGAGTGCAGTTGCCAGCGGTGTCCGGATAGAGGATAAGACAGTTGAGGCGGGCATCATCCCACCATCGCATCGGTGTCAAGATAGGGGCCAAGCAAGCCAGTCACCTTTGCCAATAAATTCTTTGAAAGTCTGTAAGGAGTAACTGCGAAATCTATTCCTTCGATTGATCCACCGGCAGCGGTTCTGGCTTGGAATATTTCAACGGAGATAGCCAAAACAGCAGCTTCGACATTGGGATTTCCAACATAGGTTGAGAAGCCAGAGAGAGCAGCGTTTCCTGCTGGGATAATATTCTTCTCCAGTACGTCTGCATTTGTGATTGCGGCGGTAAATACATAAGGGCCAATTAAATCATCTGTAACGGTGTGAGTGCCGTTGAAAGGTGATCCGACACTAGTGATTACAACCGATTGGCCTTCAGTAAATTCGTGAATTGTCGCGGTGTGAAAATAGGCGACGTTTTGCTTTAGTTCAACTTTATTGATTTTGCTTTGGAAGGTGACGAGCATTGGAATCACTAAATTTTCACTAGCATCCACAATATCGGTCAAATAAGCGTCCGAGTAAAGGGAAGACGAGACGCCAAGAATGGTTCGCAGTTCTGAGACTGTGACTATCGTTGGCATCTCGTTTCCTTTCGATTTAAGAGGTCAGGGCCAGCTCGGGAGCGGACTGGCCTTGACTGTTATTACTGCTTGTTGTTCTTGAACGCTCCAGCTGCAATCTTTGTTGCGATTGCGCCATAGCCGTACATTGTGATGTCAACTTCGCCAGTCGCGTTGAGATCAGCGCGGAGCATATAAGTTGGTGATTCGTACCAAGTATAAGCATCTGGGTTAATGACAAGGATGGTTCCATCTCCATCGCCAGCGTTTGTGAAGTCGACATATAGATCGAGTCCGGCAACGTTTCCGCGAAGTGAAGTTGGAGCAACAACACCGCCAGCGTTTTGTGGCTGTGCTGCGTTGTAAATTGGGCGACCGCCATCGTTGAGGGTCATAATGTTTGACCATTGACCGCTTGAAACGACAAGGTTGCGAGCGAAGCCCTGTGTATTGGTATAAACGCTAGCAGCACCGCGAGCGACAATTCCAAGAAGCTCTGAAGCCGTTGGATAAGTTGTTGTGGTTGTGCTATCGAGTGTTGCGCCAGAGATGAGTGCAGCGTTGACTGCTGCGTTTGTTGCCTTTGCGTATGCAGCAGCAAGATTGCTCATCAATTGATCGTAGAACGCTGGAGAAGTTCTATCCAACAATTCTGCGGAAAATACTTGACGGCCAGCGTACTTCTTAACTGAAACGGTTACCCAGCCAGTTGCTTGGTCGGTGTTTGATGGTGCATTTGCTTCAGCGGTTTCTGCAACAGTTGGAGCGGTTGTTAATTTAGGAATTTCGAAAGTCATTCCTGCATCTGGAAGAGCGCCGCGTGAGATTGCGTCAATGGATGGACGGATTGTGTTGGAAAGTCCATTGATGACGGTTGTCAATTGGCGAGTTGGGACGAGACCGGTGTTGTCGGTCGTATCTGCCGCAGCTGCGACATAGAGACGAGCATCGTGGTCGCCTGTTGCGGCCTTGATGGTGTTCTCGAGATATTTAACAGGTGAGAAGTCAAGGCGTGGCTTTGTAAAGAAAGCTGGACGCGATGAGGTTGCTTCCACCTTAGCTGCTTCTACCGTTTCTTCGGCAGGAGCAGCGGAAACAGTAGTGTCAGACACTTGTTCTCCTTCGGTTGGGTTGTCTGCCTCAGCGGTTGCCGGAGCAGAATCTTCTTTGGGGGCTTCATTCTCGGAAGCTGCGACTTCGCTAACGCGAGCGCTGTCGATTGCGGGATCAGTTACAAGAGAAACCTCATCGAGCGTTGCGCTGGTAATTTGCATAACGCCATTAACGTTAGACCATTCGTTAATTTGTGCGCCGACGCTAAATCCATCTCGAAGACCGTCAACTGCTTCGACTAGCGCATCTTCGCCAGCCATTGTGTTGGCGATTTTGAACGTCGCTTCGATGCCGGTCTTTGTTACATTGTGAGAAATCATTTTGCCGATTGGACGGGTGCGATCGTGTTCCAGTAGCAGCTTGACCGGCTTGATTTCGATTGATTCAGTTGCGAAAATTGTCGGCCCGACAGAGGTGTTGCCCTGCTCGTTCCAAGTGACGATAGTGCCGCTGATTGTTCGCTTGACGGTATCGGCCGCCGTGATTGTCATTGGGAGATTAATCTTCATCGGATTAAGTCCTCTTCCTCTTGAATTTGTTCAACGCTCATCGCGCCGATGCGGTTTAGGATTTCGTAAACCTGCGCTCTTTCAAGTGGATTGCCGCGCAGGAAGTCGTCCAAGTCGAACCGCACTTCGGTCGTTGCAGGGACGAAATCTGGGAGTGATAGTCGCTTTTCAATTGCAGTCAATAGAGGGCGAAGTGAGAAGTCAACCAAAGAGCGCCGCTCATTGACGGAATTTGAGTAAGTCATCGAAGTCGTTTCGGCGCTCAGGAAGTAAGCTGGTATTCCAGCTGCTCGAGCCAATTCTAACGCGACATATTGACGAGCCTCAGCGAGTTGTAACGATTTAGGATCGTAACCAAATTCTTTGAGATCGACGTCTGCATTGAGGAAAGCCGTTGAACGAGATTGACGTGCAGTTTTCCAAGCTGAAAGTAAAGAGGAAACTCTTTCGGCAGTTAAATTAGTTCCGTTAGATTTGAGAACCATTGATGGATTAGGTTCTTTCGCATAATTAACCGCAGCGTTTTCAAGATAAACCGCAGCTGCAACAGTTTTACCAGCGCGATTGAGAAAACCCTCATCAAAACCATCAAAGCGAATGATTGAACCGACACCATAAAGCGGAACTGATTTGCCGTCGACTTTGTAACTTTCGATAATTGTGCCGTTTGGATTTGTGTCGACTGCTACGCGCTCCGGTGCAATACGAGTCCAAGCGCGAACCTTTCCGCCATCTGTTGCGGAATACATTTCAAGAACTTGTCCATAACCTACGCCGTAAAACCAGATGTCTTCGGCGAGCCAAGTGTAAATAAGTGATCCAGCGACTCGCGGATCAGGCTGATTAATTACGCGAAGCGGTTCGACGTGTTCGCCGGTGAGTTTGTTGTATTGCTCAAGAGGTAAAGAGCCGACTGTGCCGCAGATGATGTTGCGAGCGCGGGCAATACTTGGGACACTCATACTCAAAGAGCGAGTCGTTGTCGTCGGTGCGCCTAAAATCGTATATTGATACGGCGTCGTTTGAATTGGCGTAAGAGCCGCATCGACAGTTAATGCAGCTTCAACTTTTGGAAAGAAGAAATCTCTAACAGCACCCATTGAGCCATAATTGTAAAGGGTCTGTGCTACATAATTACTATATCTACGCCATCGTTTGATTTTGTGGCGAAGTGAGTAGCCATCGCTGCTGCTACCGCTCCACAAATAATTGCATTTGATACTTTGCGGCCCATTACCCATCCGCCGTCACCGAAAGGCAACTTGACAGCGGACAGGCATTGTTTAGTCAGTTCATCTTGTCCCGAGTGAACTAACCGCTGCGACGAAATAGCTCCCAGTAATTCGTCACAACTTTGGGCGTAGTCGAGACCATCTATCGGCTCAGTCCGAATTCCTGCCGGCGCTAATCGCGCTGCAACGGCCGAAGCGGTTCTCGCCGAATAGGCAACGAGCTGGACTGGATATTTCCGGAACCAGTCCGCTAAATCATTAGCCAAAGATTTGTCATCAAGGTTAGACGGATTGTGCCAAGTTTGCAGGAGGATCACTTGGAACTTATCACCTTCGAGTTTTTGGCTAGCGACTAACGCCGCTTGTTTTCTATCCGGACTGAGATCAATAGCCAGCCAAGTGTCTGATTCCGGATTGAGTCGGAGTCCCTCAACTCTGCAACTCTCCCATTGAGTCGGACTTATGACTGGGTTAATGGTGTCAACCCATTGGCATAAAACCTCTGTGCGCACAATATCTTCGGGGTCTGACAACACGGCGCGGATGTTGTCGGGGTGGACTGTGTAGCCTAAAGATGGATTGGCTTGACAAACGCCTAACCAAAAATCCGGTGAATTATCGAATTTCAATCCGTTAGGAGCCGACCACTCGAACCAACCAATATCATCGGAACCACCGTGAATTGCGGCGTAGGCTCGTTCGCGTAATTTGTTTAAGACGATTGAGTGCTGATCTCCGGCATTTGAATAAACCCATATCTGAGGATTCGGACTAGCCATTTGCGTATAACGCAGAGCAGACCACACATCCTCGTCTTTATATTCGCGGGCTTCGTCCAAGTGAATAGTTTCAGGGGCGGCAATACCTCGACCAGCTGAGTTATTAGCTCGGACGATATATCGGCGGCCTTCGGTGAACTGTAATTCTTGGAAGCCCTTACTTTCGAGTTTCTTTGTAAATTCGGCAGCTAGTCGGGGAGTCTGCTCGATGATCCCGTAAATCTTGTAAAACAATTCGGCGCTCGTTGTGAGCTTATGAGCCGTGTGAACCTGTAATTTTTCCTTGAGAACGTAAATTCGAAAGAGAATTTGAAGTGCCATAAACGTAGATTTACCTTGTTGTCGAGCGCATAACAAGGTTATGACCGGATGCGCCCACCTACCGTCCGGCTTGTATTTAAGCGAGTGATGGGCTAGCCATTGCTGCCACGGCAGCAGCTCGAAGCCGATTTCCTCGCAGAATTTAATCATTTGCTCGCCGTGAGATGGTAAATCGCTGAGTTTTGTGTGAATTCGCGGGTTTACCACACCACGGTAAGCCGATTCGTCCCTTACCCTCGCGATCTCAGTCGATTGCTCCATTATTCTCCAGAGTCGCCCAGATAATGAACGGCCGACCCATTTTCAGGGAAAATCTTCCCAAT